GTTAATCTGGTCTAGATTAGCTCCGCCCGCAGAAGCTGCCCCACCACCAATGATCATACATGGGGTGAAGTTAGCCGTTCTGAATGGCTGCAAGTTAAAGTCATAACCTGTAAATGTGTTAGTTACAGGATTATATTGCGTACTAGCCCCTGCTGGAGCAAATGTCGCAAACAGAGGGGCGGTTGGAGAGGCTGTGCTGGCTGGCCATGCAAAAGCGTTAAATGCGGATGAATTGATATTCAACGTCACATTATAAGCGCCTATGTTTCCTGTGGCCGCTACTGCGTTGACAGCTAAAATAGTCCCTGTCAATCCATTCATTTGATTCATTCCAAAACTGGAAGGAGGAACACTCAAACGAATTTCCATGCCTACGGAATAATAGAGGGACGGATCGACCGACGTTGAAACTACTGCTTGCGTAGCGTTGGAAATATTTGTCACATACATCATCTCAGGGTTTACAGCTAAAGGACTCAGAAGAGTATTTCCTACTCTACGTGTATTCCCCGCTGTTGCAGCCGCTGCGAATCCGTTAGAAGCCGTAGCAGGCAAGCCCAGTAGCGTGTATCCAGATCCAGAAACACTTGAAATTTCAAAATCCATACCCGCAATTTGAAGCATCCCAGGCGTATTGTAGATCCGAAGTATGTCCCCATTGCTATAGGTATTTGTCTGAGAGACGACAGCTGGGTTAGCGGCCGTAATTGCTGTGATCGCATTTGTTGCCTGTGCTTCGACCATGGGCAGCGCGGTGAGATAGATAAATCCGTTAGATGCAGTGGCAGTCGAAAACTTGTCTTCTAGGACAGCATTGGACCCAGCGATTCGGTATCTAATCCCATCGTTGTAGGCGGATTGTCCTAATCCGAACTTCGGACCAAACCATTTTCCCCCGATGCAGACTGTTCCCGATCCACCAATTTGAGTAAAATTCCAAGTCTCGAACATATCGGCTGAGCTTGGCAAAGGAATTACTTGGCTAGCGCCAGTAGAGGTATACGAACCCCCTGTAATAATAGTAAAAGGCATATATACTCCTTATAGTCTTGTTGTAACGTTAAGACCAGAGATCCAGTTTTGATTGGTAATTGCTCGACCAATTGCAAACTTCGCGTAGAGTTGCGAGTTTTGCGCAACACTAGATACAACGTATGGAGGTCTATAACCTAAAATCGCTGTGTAATTATTTTGCTCAACCTTAGCCGCCGCCTCTAGGCCATACATTGGAATTGTATAGACGGTAGAGCCATTGGATGCAGCCCCCGGGATGAAGGCCGCTTTAGACGATACAAAGAATCGGAAACGTGAGATCGAGCAGTACTCTTCCGGTCTTAATCCGTCTTGAGCGGAATACGCATTTTTGAGTAGAACACCCTGAACGTTTTGAAGATCAGTTGTGATATCGGTGCTTGCAAGAGCAATGAACGCATCGCGTGTGGGACCTGTTGAGAATTTATCCTCAGCTTCGATCACTTCAAGCATTGTGCGAGCATCGTTACCTAGCAAAATTCGTTCGATGTTATTCACATCCGCACGGCTTATCTCACTAGGCTGTAGGCCGTTAATACCCCCAGTCGCGTTAATGTAACTGACACTCGAGGCGTAAAGGTCACGCATAAGTAAATCCTCCTTTTCACGGAGCCATTGGCCAAGTAAAGCCGTGAATTTCGTGAGGACCTTGTCGTTTTCCCATAGAACGACCTGCTCGTTAACTACCACAGTCTTAGCATATATTTCGACTTTAGCGTCTACGTCTGTGCGGACCACGACCTCGGGGGCGGGGTCTATTCCCGAACCGTCTAATTGTCCGCCGTTAGTGGAGAGTCTTTCATAGCGAGACATACGGATATTCCTTCCGATATGAGACTCAGCATAATGAAGGTCTGCTCCGAATGAGTGAATGAGATTGAACATAGGCGTAGAGAGCAAGTCTTCAGAGAACTGAAGAGGAAGCTCGGGCGCCATGTTGTTGATATTGGTAATACCAGTTGACATAAGCTTGAACCTAAATTGAATTGTTTATTTCGTGTTTTTGGCGAAAAAACTAATCAGCCTAGGTTGGCGAAGCCTTATGTCAGCCGGAATGGATGAGGATTGCGAATCCTCTATTGCGCTAGTCCGAATCTATCAAAGTAAAATATTTATGGCAAAGGAGAATGTAAACCGCTTTACTAATCCTCGGAAAGAATAGCTTGCAGTTTATAGAGATGAAGCCATTCTTTTTGCCAAGAATCAGAGATAAAAGACTTAGTTAACTCCTCTAAGGTAAAGTCTCCTCCTATTTCAGTATGAAACAAAGGGGGCTCAGAAATCTCCATTAGGCACCCCTTTTTACACACAGGACAAGCCGAACGGATCTTAGGAGACATGGGGTAACGATCTAAAACCACGAATTGCTCTATTTCACACCCGCAATCAGGTCTATAGGCTATACACACATTTGTTAAATCGCGCGCTCTCTGTTCAACTAACTGTTCCATCATTCTTTTTTTCTTCTCGTCGAGCCCCTCAATATCACCAAAATAAACATGCGTGTTATACTCAAGATTTTCCATTCCTTTAATCTCCTATTACTTTTGTGAGGTACATAATATTCATCCATGCTTGCTCTCTTTCTTCTTCGGAATCGAAATCAAGTACCTCATCCCCTCCTAAGAAATAAAGAATTATAGATTCTTCGTCATATTTTCGAATTTCCATGCATTGAGAAAGATTATACAAAGAATTTTCATGAATAAACCAAATCATGCCTCTCCTCCACGCATTACTTTTTGCATCCTGGACCAATTATCTGATTTACGCTTATCATCTAAGGACTGAGGGGCCGTATCTCCTACCTGCGTCTTGCCCGAAACACTCATAGCTTGAGGTTTCATGAAATTCTTCTCTGCTTTTGCTTGTTCTTTCTTGGAGTCAGGATTAGGAACGAATCTCTTTACAGCCTTGTATATCTTCGACCATTTAGAGTAGCCATCTGGCATCTCTTTGTAGGCTTCAGCAACTTCAGGATAATGATACTCAAGGTAATCGAGATTTTCGGAGTTACAAACTTGATGGAAATCTTTGAAGTCATTGGCTAGCCGTTGGGGAAATTCGGTTTGTTCTCTCTTTAAATTCTCTTCTTGATGCTTTCGGCGTTCTTTTTCTAGAGATTGGGTAACAAGACGGGCAATCCTTTCTTCCTCTGTCTCTTCGAAAGATTCAGTTATTTGACGGCTATTTGATTCCGGCTTATTAACTAAAGCTTCCATAGCCGCTTTTAAGGCTGAGACTTCAGCTTCTTTTTCGTTGGCTCTCTTCTCAGCCTCAACCTTTTCTTTTCTCTCTTTCTCCCTAGCTTCGCGGAACTTTTTCCAATTAATTTGTTCGGGTGTATCTTCACTTGTAGGTGAAGAGACAGGTTCAGAACTTTTTACCTCAAGGGCACTTACTTCAGGTTCTTGCGTTTTTACTTCTTGTTCCATATTATTAACCTATGAATGATGATAATTTAATCTCTATTATTAACCCTGACGTTCAACCCCTTGCAAAAACAAATCTAAAAGACGATTTCGATAATTATAGGAAAACGCTCTATTACATGGGAGCCAACGTTCCAATTCAAGTGCTGTGCCTACCCAAGTCTTTAGAAAAATCATTGCTTAACGATGGCATCGTCAGGGTTTACGACCTTATTAACCGTGACCTTACTAAAATCGAAGGGGTCGGCAATAAAAGACTTGCTCTCCTTACATCCCGCCTTGATGAGTTTTTCACGGTTAGCATTTAAGTATTCTATTTCCGAAAGCATAGAAATATTATGCTGTCTGCGTACATGGTCCCAAAACTTTAGGCCATAAAAAGCATCACACCATCCCTTCATCTCTCTCCATGGTTTATCCACAAATGTTAATTCCGAGAGACAAGCCATAGTCCAAGCATTGGGTAAAGTCCATAAACGTTTAGTAAACTGATCTAAACGTTTATTGTAGAGAAAAACACATTGATTGGGACGCGGCGAAGGAAGATATAGGAAAGCGAAGAACTTTCAACGCATTAGATTCTTGATAAGAGGATCTCCTGCGATGACATATCCTACACAATATTCATCTTCGTCAAATATGGTCCTATGGCGTTGAGCACATATGGCTAGCTCTTTAGCAATATCTTCTGTCAGAGCATGACCCACCTCAAGGCTATCATAAGAAGTAGGATCATACGACGCCTTATACGCTAAAGCGCCCGCTGTCAAAGATGGATGAACGTTCCGGGAATTGGGTTGAGCAAAACTCAAGCAATGTTCTCTTTTCTTTCTTTCATTCGGATTAAGTTGCTACTACAAAATTCGAATACTTCCATGGTTGCCCTTTCTACTTCTTCTTTAGGAATGGTATAAACAGCGGCTTGTTGATCCCAGTAACAACTCATCGCATGCATAAAATCTTCTTTGGCCACTGAACATGATCTATAAACGTCTACTACCTCTCCGGATAATAAAGCGACAAGTTTAGGATAACCAAAAACTCGAAGCATATTGTGCATTTTAGTGCGCATTTCAAAAACAATTTTTGCATCTTGGGCAGACAAAGCAAAAAAATCATCTTCGAATCTTTTTTTTGGTTTGATCATATCGGATTCTTCATATCCATTTTC